AATTGATGGCACAGATGAGAATGGTAAATGGTTTGCTAGAATACCAACAAAAGAAGAATTTATTGGAAGGATAAAATCGGATGTAGAGTTTGCAAAAATATGGGGTGAGTTAGGACCAATCTATGGTAAACAATGGAGAGATTGGGAAATATATAACAATGATGATGGTTCACCTTATCGAGATGTAGACCAAATCACAAACCTAATCAATGAACTTAAAACGAATCCTGATAGTAGAAGATTAATGGTTAGTGCTTGGAATGTAAGTGAGTTAGACCATATGGTACTTCCTCCTTGTCATTACGGATTTCAAGTTTACACAAGGAAGTTAACAGGTGAAGAGATGTGGGTTTTATTAAAGAAAAAAGTAGGAGAAGAAAAGTTCCAATCAATGGTTGATGACATCGTTCCTTTTGGTGGCGGATTAAGTGAAGAATTAGAATCTTATAAGATACCTAAACGAGCAATATCATTAATGTGGAATCAAAGATCTGTTGACACATTCTTAGGTTTACCCTTCAATATTGCCTCTTATGGGTTATTATTGGAAATATTAGGAATGGAAGTTAATATGGTACCAGAAGATTTAATTGGTAACTTAGGAGATGTTCATTTGTATTCTAATCATTTAGAACATGCCAAAGAACAAATTAATAGAGAACCATTTAAAAACTTACCCGTATTAAAGTTCAGTCCAATACCCCTGACACATTTCGAACACCACATGGAAACTTTCGATAAATTTATAAGAAATAGTTATCCACACCAATTCATTATTGAAGGGTACGAATGTCATCCAACCATAAAAGCTCCGTTAAGTAATTAACGACCTTGTCCTTGGTATTTTTTGGGTTTTTGGGCCTTAGGACCGTAACTTTTCTTATAAACACCTTTTTTTCTTTTTCCGAAAGTCTTCTTTATTGAAGACGACGTACCTTTTGCTTTCGCCATAATATATATTTTATATTAATAAGTATTTTCTAAATATTTTTTGTATATTTGTCCTATAAACTATTAGACAATGGAGGAAATTATAAATCAAAAATTCACCTATGCGACCATTACGGTTTTCAAGGATTATTGTAAAATAATTGATAAGAAAGAATCATTAAGTTCAATGGGGGTTGATTTAGACTCACTTGATGATGGGGATGATGAAATATTTGAAAGTGCTAAGAGTCTTATAAAATTTACAATTGGCGATATGAGAAGACCGACCTTTGGTCGAACAACGGAATTTCCCGAAAAGGTAGGAAAAAGAAAAACAAAATTTTTCTATGGTGAACCTGGCATAAATGAACGTTCCATAATAAATTACGCAATTAGAAATTTTGAGACCAGGGACGATAGACACATTAAGAAATATTACGGTAGCCCGTTTAGTGAAATGACCGTTACCACAATTGAACGTTCTATTAGGAGACACGGAGATAAAATAACAATTAAACTATATCGACACCATAGACATAGGGCATTTAACAACATTTACTTTAAGAAATCAACTGGTGTTGAGTCAGTAACGTTTAATGTTAATAATGGTAATTTTACCACACTTAGTATGAATAAAAGTGGTAGGAAAACAACTAAGACATTTAGAACCAACAACTTCAACTTTTTGGAGATGCAATTCAAAGATGGTGGAATTTTAAACATGAGAAAATGTTTGGATGATAACTCTGTTCTGTTGAAAGAGTATAATGAAACATTCAATAATACCGATTTTATTTTTGAAATCAATAAGGTATTTAACCTTAATCAAAATTTTAGTTTTAATGGTATATGGTTCTGTCAATTAATGTTAGAACGATTTGTTGAATTGAAAAAGATTAAAGTATCTAACGATTACGGTATATGGATTAAAAAGTATTATCCCACTGAAAAGTTTTTAAAGAAAAACGACAGAAAATTAATCGCTTCGATTTTGGATATGTTTCAAATAAAATCTAAAATTACAATTAAAATAATGCACGAAAATACTAAAATAGATATACATGCATTATCTCGTTTATGTTATTTTTTTGGTGATAATTTTTCAAAATATATTGGTAGTATTGATTTGGTACATTTTATGAATTCAACATACGAAGACACCGTTGATATTGGTTACCCTAAATTTAAATTTGCAGAAGAATTAAAAAAAGAAAAGTTCCTAATAACAAATATCGAAAAGGAAAATATCGTTAAAATCATTAATAATTTAAACAACGAAATACGAGGATATCAAAGATTAACCAATAAGAAAGAGACATTGATTAACCATAGATTTATTGGTGATTTAAATGATCATTTTAAGATGATTGATAAATTACGTAAATTCATACCTGATTTATATTTAAAATCTAAAAACATAGATGATTTTGATAAAGAACATTTGGAATTATCTAAAATGATGAAATTCATTAAAAAGGGATATGTTATTGAATATCAATTTGTTGATAAGATGGTTAACGATGTAGAATCACCAATTAAAGTTAAGATTAATTTAAGTGATGATGAGTCAAATCCCGAATGGGTCAATCCCGAATTCTATCCTTATATCTTAAAACGAGAAGAGGATTATGATGAGGAAGGTAATTTCATGCACCATTGTGTGGCATCATATTCGGATAAAGAAAAATCGATTGTTGTTTCGGTAAGAACTGAAGATAAAAAAGATAGGGTTACTTGTGAATTTGATTGTCAAACAGGTACTCTAATTCAAGCGAGACACTTTTGTAATAAACAACCTCCTGCCGACATTGAGTTAGCTGTCAATATCCTAAAAGAAAAAACTAAGCACTATGCTAGAATGGGTTTATTACATTCTTTAGATAAAAAAAAGGTACCGGTTAAAATTAATGGAATAGAAATTATACCTGAAATTAAAGAACCAACACGAATATCTGATGTGTTATTTGATATGAGGCGTGAACCTGCATTTTAACTACACAATTCAAATAAATCCATATATATTTTGTATATGGATTTATTATTTATACACAACCAAGAGAAGAAAGACAAGAAAAGTAAATCATTATCAACGTGTGATTTAAAGTTATATAATGACGATGATGATATTGTTTACAAATCTACATTTGATTTTGATTACCAAAGATATGGTAAAAATAAAAAAGTTCTTTTTGAACATGAACTGGTTTTAAATAAAAAAACCGGAGACATCTTTATAACGTATAAAATTGTTAATGATGGTTTAACAGACATGAAAATGTTTAGAACCACCACCAAACAAAAAAAGAATAACTTTAGTTTATTATTAGATTTAACTGAGAATGGTTTTGAGAGGGGAGAAAAGAGAATTGGGTTTTGGGGAGTGAAGTATTCAAGAGCAACTAATAAAATAATAGAATTAATTTATAATTTAATCAAAGATAATTTCAAATCAGAATTTATCATTCAAAAAATTAATAAGGGTGAGTGTGAAATAAACTTTCTTTATGATATGGTTGTTGATTTTCATTTAGAAATGAAGGGTATTAAAGGACACGACAGTGTTTATTATGATATACAACATGATTACCCCAAAAAGAAATGGTTAGAGAAAAACGATTATAAATTTCTACCATCGGTATTAGACCATTATGGAATAAAATCAAAGTATCTTATTAGTGAATTGAATAAACAGAATTCCCATAAGAGTATTAAGTTAGATTCTTTAAACTATATCTGTAAATTATTTGGTGACAATTACATAGATTATTTAAAGAAAATAAAATGGGATAAACATTGTTTTGATTATGCACCAAACAAAAAATTACACATGTTAAAAAATGATACGGAAAAAAACTGTATGGTTAGTGTTATTAATAAGTGGGAGAGTGATTCTTTAAAAACAGATTCATTAGTTTATTTGGTCAATAAGTTATTATCAATTAGAGAGTTACTTGAAGCTAGAGGAGTTGAATTAAAATTTAAAGCTAAGAACGATAATGAATTTGATAATTTATTGGAGATGTGGTCAGGAATTAAATTTCATTTCGCTCGAGGTTATAAAGTTAGATATGATTTACCAAAAGAATTTATGGATGAGATTGAGGAAGATATTATAGTTGGTGGGGAATTATTTAAACCCAAAGTTTTGGTGACAGAAGAGGATTTTAGAATCGAAGGGTTTAATATGAAAAACTGTATGTCTAAACAATTTCCACACGGATCAATATACATTTATGTTGGACTACAATGTAAACGAAAAAGGATAAACCTACAATATCGTAAGGGAGGTTTGGTACAATCATATGGTAAAGCTAACACACCAACATTAGAGTTGTTCAACGATGCGATAACCATATTAACCCAAAGGTTTAAAAAATACACATATCTTGAATGGAAAAAGGAAAAATACGACTTCCTAACTAACTCATTATCAATACTTTAAGAATAATTTAAAAAATATTCTAAAATTTTTTTTGTATTTCATAAAATATACATAACTTTGTTTCATCATTAAACAAAACAGGTATGAAATATTTCTCAGTATGTAGTGGAATCGAAGCGGCTACGGTAGCTTGGTCACCATTGAATTGGAAATGTGAAGGGTTATGTGACTTCGCATCTTTCCCACAAAAAGTATTATCACATCACTATCCAACAACCCCATTATTTTCAGACTTAACAAAATTAAACGAACATGAAAGTTACAGAAACATCAGCTTCGACCTATTGGTCGGAGGAACGCCTTGTCAATCTTTTTCCGATGCAGGACTCAACAAAGGAATGGATGATGTCCGTGGTCAACTCTCCCTTGAGTATGGAAGAATTCTTAAAGAAAAACGACCAAGATGGTTCATTTGGGAAAATGTCGAAGGCGTTTTTAAAAGCAAACACAGAAAAGCGTTATGTGAAATCATCTCCTCTTTCACAGGTACTAACTTCAAAGCAGAAGACCTCGACAAACAAGGTGTTGTCCAAGGAGAAGAATACTCCATCGCTTATAGGGTTTTCGACAGCCAATACTTCGGAGTTCCCCAACGACGCAAAAGAATCTTCATTGTTGGATATCGTGGAAACAATTGGAAAGTCCCATTCTCCGTATTATTTGAAGAAGGATGTTTTGAAAGCGTTAAAGAGAAGAATCGAATCAAGAGGGATGAGTACGCCAGAAATGTTCTTGGAGAAATTAAACTCGCAGGTACAGTAACAAAATCACACGCATCTACATTGGTTGATGGGTTTGGTAAAGTATCTACGTCTAACTATTGGATTGATAACAATAGTATTAGAATCTTCACAGAAAGAGAATTAGAGAGACTCCAAGGGTTTCCCGATGGTTATCTTGATTTTGAAATTGGTGGTAAAAAACCAAGTTATTCAAATGTTAAAGGTGCAATAGGTAACTCTATGACTGTCAATGTAATGTATTGGATTGGTCAACGAATTAATTTTATTGACAATTATATTCAATCTAAAAATATTTTGAAATCCGAGAAAATTTAACTATATTAGAATATGCAAGAAAAAGAATCAAAAACAAACAGTCACTTCTGGATAAGTTTTATTAAATCCGTTATCAGATTTGTGGCTTGTTATTTCTTATTTAATGGTGATCTTAGAAGTTCGGCTTTGTTATTTGCATTAGCTGAAGGTTTGGGTATTGCCGAAGAAATATTTTAACTATGAATTTTTATTTAATACAATCATTCGTAAAAAAACTAAAAGATGAACGAAACAAGAAGACCAACCAACAACTTAGACACGATAGTGTTCGAAGAATTGAACTTTCAACCACATCCGGCGGGAATGGGACAACAGTGCATAGTTCAATTCTCAAACGGATACGGGGCTAGTATAGTTCAAGGACCACACACCTACGGAGGTAAAGATGGTTTATATGAAATTGCCGTCTTTGGTAAAGATGGTGAAATATCCTACTCCACTCCAATTACGGACGATGTACTTGGTTATCTATCGGAAGAAGAGGTAGAAAAAACATTAACTGATATTAAAAATTTAGATTAATGACAACTGAAACTAAATTTAGAGCAGGAATTGCAACTTCTTTATTAGGGTTGGTGATGATGACATTTGCCTATCTTGAAAAAGATAGGAAGTACAATGAAACCTATGATAAATTAACCCATACACGGGATAGTTTATCTACTCAAAAAACATTGTCAGATAGTTTACACGATGAATTATTCATTTCAAAGGTTGAAAATGGTAGACACGAGTTTACCAGAGAATACTTCTTTGGTAAACACCCAAAACTACAATTAGAATACGAAAATTATTTACATCACGAAACGGAATAAAACATGTCAGATGAAGAATTTAGAAAACATATTAGTGGTGACCTAAATTTAGGTGGAACAAAATACTTAAACATAAAGGCCAGTACTATTATTAGTATGAACGAACAATTTACAGTTTATACAGAAGATGGACCAAAGTATTTAAATGTTAATATAAGTGCAGATTTTGATGAAATACCAAAAAAATATCATGAGGTATTTTTAAATGTATTGACCTCAAAATACTCAAACTCAGTTTCATTTGGAAATAATCCATTTTCAGAATGTAAACCAGTTCAAAAAAAGAAGTGGTGGCAGTTTTGGAAAACAGAATATTTCACAATTTAAAAATATACACATGAAGTACGCAGCATTATTGATGTTTGTTACGGGTTTATGGATTGCTTATGAGATTTGGAGAGCACCATTACTTGAAGAAACTGAAAATGGTAATTATAAAACTAAGAGACCAACTAAAAAACTAAGTGACTTATGGCGAAAGCGAAACTAGTGTACGATTTAAACGAACCGGATGATGTATACGCACATAAAAGAGCCGTTAAATCTTTAGATATGGCATTAGCACTATGGTCTATAACACACAACACTAAGAAAGGGTTGGAATGGTCTATGGAAGGTAAGGAAATTGACAAATACGATGCTCTTGAGTTAGTGTTTGAAAAGATACATGAAATCATATCCGAACATAATATCGATTTAGATGATCTAATCGTGTGATATTTATCATATAAACAAATACTATGGCATACTCAGATAAGGTCTTAGATCACTACTCAAACCCTAAAAATGTAGGAACATTGGACAAATCTAAATCAAATGTTGGTACTGGATTAGTCGGTGCTCCTGAATGTGGTGATGTAATGAGATTACAAATAGAGGTGGTCGATGATATCATTGTTGACGCTAAATTTAAAACTTTTGGATGTGGTTCAGCTATCGCATCTTCTTCAGTTGCAACCGAATGGTTGAAAGGTAAGAGTTTAGATGAGGCGGTGACAATTGATAATATGGATTTGGTAGAGGAGTTAAATCTTCCTCCAGTTAAAATACATTGTTCAGTATTGGCGGAAGATGCTATCAAATCAGCAATAAACGATTATAGAAAAAAACAAGGATTAGAGGAAATAATCTTTGAGGAAACTCACATTTAATGGTAACAGTATCAGAAAAAGCGGCAATTAAATTAAATTCACTTATTGAAGAAAGTGGGTTTCAAACTCCCTTTGTTAGAGTGGCGGTTAAAGGTGGTGGATGTAGTGGGTTGTCATATGACCTTTCATTTGATACCGAGCAACAAACAGGTGATACTCTTGCAGAAGATAAGGGAGTACAAATATTAATAGATATGAAATCTTTATTATATCTTTATGGTACCGAATTAGATTTTTCAGACGGATTAAATGGTAAGGGTTTTCAGTTTATTAACCCAAATGCATCTCGTACTTGTGGATGTGGGGAAAGTTTCGCCCTTTAATTTTTTTATGTGAATAATTTTTTGTATATTTTATATATAAATTTTATTCATGGTTACAGAAGAAGAAATTATTGAACATGTAAAAAGTTTATCTTACCAAGATAAAATAAAATTAATCAATAAAATTACCCCACTAAAAGATTTCAATAATCAAAAGTATAGGGATAAGATTATGAGAGAGATGTTTGATATTCCAGAAACAAAAGGGTATTATGGTCCTGATTCAGAAACTAAATCCCTTAAATCCGTTTCAATAACCCCAACCAAAAATAAAACATATAATATTACTAAAGGAAAAACTTTAGGTATATTGGGTAGGATTGATAAGGTAAGTACACATGACAATTCAGATACCATATTTGGTTTATTTAGTGAGGAGGGGGAAATAAAATTCGTTGTATTAGTTCATAGTGATGAGAATCTAGATAATCTTTTTAAAATGGAAAGAGAAATTAAACAAAAGAAGATGGAAAACGCTAAGAACAAATATGACGGAGTTACAATTAATTTCAAAGTCATTTTAAAATATAATTTATCATATAAAATTTTATATAAAAGTGACGATATTATATTAAAACACATTTAAAACTAAATTTATGCCAGATTTTACACCAGACGATATTAACATCGACCCAAGTGAATTTGTTGATGCTTGTTCATCTACAGAAAGACAAGAACTAATTGATTACTTAATTGAGTGTGGATTCATTAGTGAAGACCAAAAAGATATTAAAAAACCTAATTACGGTGTCCGTAGACCGAATGTTAATGACCAAACATTTTGGGAAAGTTTAGAACGTCTTGCAAAGTGTAGGGATTTATTATCAACCGAAGAAGAAAACCTTATTAATAACTTAACTAATAAGTTCAAATATATACGTTAATGAAAGTATTAGAATTATTTGCGGGTAGTCGTTCAGTAGGAAAGATTGCGGAAGAATTAGGAATGGAAGTGTTTTCATCTGATTTAATTGAATTTGAAGGTATTCATTACCCAATTAGTATATTAGATTTTGATGTATCTAAAGTTCCGTTTCAACCCGATGTAATTTGGGCATCTCCACCATGTACTGGTTTCAGTGTTGCAGCAATCGGTCACCACTGGTCAGGAGGTAAAGGTGCTTATATACCTAAAACAGAAACCGCAAAGTTGGGTATTGAATTAGTTAGAAAGACATTAGAAATTATTAATCACTTCCAACCAACATATTGGTTTATGGAAAACCCACGAGGTGTTCTTCGTAAGTTAGATGTTGTTAAAGGATTGAAAAAGAACTCTGTAACTTATTGCCAATATGGTGACGAGCGAATGAAACCAACTGACATATGGACCAACAGTGATGTTTGGATTCCAAAACCAATGTGTAAGAATGGTGACCCATGTCACGTTGCGGCACCAAGAGGTAGTAGAACAGGAACACAAGGTCGAGCCAACGCTTATGAAAGAAGTAAGATACCGGCAGATTTATGTTTAGAAATATTAAAAAGTTGTAAATGAAAAAAATTAAGCACCCGTTAGTTAAAGGTGTGGTTAAAGAGGTGAAACCTCGAATATATTGTGTAACTATTGATGATGATTACGATAGGGCAATGTTGTTCTGTCGATACCAAGAGTTCTACGAATCCCCATATAAAAAATTCAGAGGTAAACGATTTACTTGGATGGAATATATGAGACATTATAAATTAGCTTGGAAGAAAAGAACATTCACATATCCTGACGATTGGTCTGGTTATAACATTCCATGTAATGTTATGCAAAGAGCCAACCATATATTCTGTAAAGACACAGAGTATGATGAGATTATGAACGACATTTATTTTTATTGTGCGATTGATTCACAAAATAAAAATGATGGAACAAGATGTGATTGGTATTTGATTGGTGCAAGTAGTAAAGATTTAAAAACTATGGATCATGAAATTGCTCATGGTTTATATTTCACCAATAAAATGTATAAAAAAACGGTTAATAGTTTAATTAATAATATTAAACCAACCCATTATAATAAGTTAAAAAAGAAACTTATAAAGATGGGTTACGTTGATGATAAGAAAATTATCGATGATGAAATTCAGGCATTTATGTCAACAGGTTTATATAATGGATTAAACACAAAAGAATTAAAGGTATACGAAAAAGATTTTAAAAGTAATTTCCGTAAATTTACAAAATGAGACGAAAGATAATTTTTATTGATGTTGATGGCCCATTGGCTTGGGCAACATGGTACGATGGTAAGGTTACTATCGATATGGGGGTGGAGGATTTCCAAATACCATACCCTTGGGTTAAAGAAGATTGTGAGGCATTGCAAAAGATATGTGATGAAACAAACGCTGAGCTAGTAGTTAGTTCAGATTGGAAAAAACATTTCACATTCAATCAGCTTAAACGAATCTTTAGGCATTATGGTATAACTGCCCGATTGATTGATATAACTACACATCAGGA